TACACTTGTTCTGCTGTAACTGTTTCATCTCTATATCCATTAAATCTTCCTCTTGCTGTAAGTAGAGGGACTTTATAAGTTCCACCATCATTTTCATTAGTAAAGAAGATTTCTGTAACTTTATCAAATAACCCATTGGCAGGAGCAATAAAATCATAAATTTGGTCACCTTTGGCAACTGGGATTAAATCTCTAACAAGTCTATTTCTATCCCAAATCTTCAAATACCAAATCATTGCACGGCAAGGTACAGGACATCCATTAAAGTGGAAGTTTGCATATGCATATGATTTTGATGTAGATTTGTTTTGATAAATAGGAGTACCATCTTCTGCAACATCAATAATTACCATCTCTTGATAAGTAACAGTTCCATCAAAATCAGGGGAATAAGGGTCTCCTGACGCAGCAGCTTGTAATCCTAAACCAGCTCCACCGCCTTGGAATCCTATATACGACATATTAGGAGAAGGTAACCAGTTAAGTGTTCCAGTATCAGGATTAGTAGTTACAAATAATGTAAGAGGACCTTTTGGCTTTCCTCTATATTCAAATATATCAGTATCTTTATTTTCTAATGTCTATTTAATTTCTGGATTATTAGATGTCTCATAATCATACATTTCAAAATATCCATTATAAGCATCCATAGTTCCTGTAATAGGATTAAATATAACTCCAGGCACATAAATAGGGTCTCCACTAGGAGTATTTTTCCATGCCCACTCTTCTCTTTCAGCAGGTAATCTCCATGCAGAGCCGTTCGGGTCCGCATGTTCATGATAATTCATATCATCATAAACACCGTAGCCGCTATACATTCTTGCCACATAAGCAGGATAAATAGTTACATTATTTAAATCAATATCTTTAATCTTATTCTTACCTCTGCGGAAAGACATGCTCATTTCACGAACGGATTCTAAATCAAATCCATCATTCATAGCACCTTTATTTAAATTAAAACCTGCGTGGCCGTCATAACTTTGAGGCCCTGGATTAGTATAAACTATAGAACCACCATCAATAGTATGTCCTCTATAAGTAAAATCACCATAAGAAGCCTATTTTGCAGCAACACCAATAGTATAAGAACCTTTAGTTCCATCTCCTTGTTTTTCATAAATTTCTTTATTATCAACAGCAGATGTATAACCAAAGAATGATTCAAAATCATCTGTTGCGTAAGACCACATACCAGCAATATTAAAAATACCAGCATTGCCACAGTAACCTTTTAATTCAGTTCTAAGACGTCCAATCTCTTTAGGAGTATAGCCTAAATTTAAATAAGGAGTATCTATATTTCTTTCAACCTGTTTATTGTCATCTATTCCACCCGTGCCACCATTTAAACCAGGAACATAAGTTGGAAGATGCTGCCAATCTTGAGTATCTTTCTTAAACCAAAGAACTTTTTGAGGGAAATCAGTACTATCAGGGTCATGAGGTTCTTCTTTAGTTCTATAAATAATATCCACATGGCCTAGCTCAGCAAGAGACTAAACAGTATATTGCTGAGAAGGATTCACTAATTCACCACCCCAACAAATTACAGGTTTATAAGCATTAATAAACTTATTAGGTAATTCATCAGTTAAATAGAACATTCCACCATCAGGCCAATCACTTAACTTGATGTTCCAAATAGCGGAAGCCACTTGGTTATCTTCATCGACCTAGTCTGTATAATATCTAACCTCAATAGGAATAGAAACAGTATCATAAACAACCTGATACTCAGCTTTAAGCTTCTCTGGAGTATCAATCATTTCATCTTTAAGATACCAGTTATAAGGTTCACCATCTGCATAGAATTCTACACCTTCAACTGCGGACGTTGGTTTAAGCGCATCTAAGTCTAGGAATTTCTCGATATAGACGCCTTCCGCAAATTGAGTTTCATCTATTTCTACTTCTCTTGTGCCAATCTCTAACCAATTAGCGGTAAATAATGTAGAATTAGTTGAATAGTGTTTTCTATAATATCTTACAATTGTTGTGTATACTTCAGGATTTTCTACCTTTTGATAAACAATATCATAAGGTGCATGTTCTAAGATACGACTTAAAGTAACTCTAGTTTCAGGATAATTATAAGTAGGTTTATAACTATCAGGTTTATATTTCTGAATATCAACAATATCACCAAAAGTAGGAACAGAATAGAAGTTTCTTTCATTAATTAAAAGTTCTTCTTCTCCTAATAAATTATTTTCATCTTCTGTATTATCTTTCCAATATTTTACTGTGAAACGATAATCAGTAATAGCATAATTAATAATGAAAATAAAATTCTTTACATTATTAAAAGTTACATCACCTAAAGCATTAAGGTTACTAATTACACCTGCATTTGCATATTTAGGTTGTAGATAATCTACAAATAACTTAGTATAAGGGTCCCAAGTATTTCCATTTATGAAATCACTCTCGCGGAACCAGATAGTAGAACTATTAAATAATGTACCATCTTGGTAATAATTTGCATAGCAACAGCCAAGATTATGCTCAGGATTATGGTCTTCGTAAGCTGGGTCGTCCATAATATTAAAACTATTTAAACCAGTTGCATCTTCGAAGAAACTCTGAGTAATCTTATCATATAAACAGTTACTAGGAGCAATCTTATCTCCAATCTTATCAAAGAATGTTACAGGAACAAAATCTCTAATAAGTGTATTATCATAATAAATTTTACAGCTCTTAATACCAACGCCCGCGATACCGCCTCTGTAATATCCATTCATATCACAAGCAAATAAATACAGCGGGACGTCCATTCTAGCGGAATTACTCTAGACTAAATGTGTGAATGTCAGAGTACCATAACTATATCCATCTCTTGTTGAAGCAGTAATACCAGTATTAGCACTAAATCCTTCACTAGTTGTTTCCTCCAAGACTAGCTCTGGTGTACCAAGACCGGCCGCAACATTAAAGGTATTAATACCTGTTAATTCTTTTTCATCTTTAAATTTGGTATTGTTTACATACTTGATGTAATAACTTCCATTAGGAGTTATACTACCAAATAAATAAGCATCGCCTACATTTACATTATATAAAGGTTCTGTATCAAATACTCTGTAAGTATCAACTAATACAGTTAATTTACTCATATCACTACAAGTAACACCAGTGTTAATGTAAGCATGATTTAATGTCCAGTTAGGATAATCTCCTTCAAAATTACCCATATCATTGTGTTGTAAGAATAATATTCTATGAGGATAATCAATTCCAGCAGGGTCAATAGGCTCTGCAACAGAATTATAAACTATATCAATAGCATCAAGATTTCTTAAAGCAGAGAAATTAACTGGACCTGTATATTGAATTACACCATCATCACAATAGGAAGGTTTGAAAGCATTAATATTCAGACCTAAATCAACTAAAGTGGTTTCTGTGCTAAAATCTAATACAGTGTATTTTAATTGTTCGCTTCCAATCCAGTTCTCATTTTCAACTTCATCAGTATAATATCTAACTTGAGTTGAGTATTGAGAAGCCATATACAATACAATATATTCTCCTTGAAGCTCATCAAAAGTAAAGATAGAAGAAGCGGAAACCCCGTTCAATATACCATTATCGTAGTACTCAGGGCGATATGCATTCAGGTCAAATAAGTCACCTAAGCGAACGCCGCCGCCTACTTGAGCTTCTTCTATTGTTATAATAGAAGTGTTAATGGTTGAAAAGGTTGAAGCTAACTCTTGTTTATATCTAATTACAATACTCTTAGTTCTGACCGCCTCAACTGGTTTATAGTATATATGAATAGGTGCATTAGCAAGTAAAGAACCTAATGTAACTGCACCAGTGTAAGACCTCTCTTCGTCGAAGATATATCCTTCAGGTCTAGCGGCGTTCAGGTCAATCACCGCAGCAAGGCTAGGGTCATTGAAGAACATTGTTTCATTAATTAAAATCTAGGTACTTTGAATAACCTAATCTTTATCATTTAGATATTCAATTGATAATGAATAATCTTTAGGTTTGTAATAAATTTGAACTACTCCAATATTTACTACATCATCAAATGTTTCATAATGCTCTTGATAAATACTACCAGATTCATAAGTTTCTGTTTTATATTTATCAACATCAATACCTAAAGTCTGAATAATATTTACTGAATCTTCATAGCTACTATCATACTTAAATTTATAACTAGAAGTAGTAATACGATTCCAGTTAGGATAAGTGCCATAGTAATATTCTACAAAAACAGTATATTCAGTACGGTCATAATAAACATCATAAGCAGCTTTTAAATCTGCATAAGTTACTGATGCTTCATAATCATCTGTCTTTAAATATCCATTATCATAATGTGATTCAGGTTTATATCTATTCAGATTAACAAAATTCTTTAATCTAGAACCTAAAACAACATCACTTTGTCTTACTGTTATTACATTTGAACCTACAACCGCATAAGTACCATCAGCATTTTGTCTATTGTAAGTAATTGTAATATTCTTTGTAGGTTCATTTTCAATCTTCTCAAAATAAATCTGCAAAGGTGTAAAACTTAATAAATTATCAAAAGTGAAATCACCAGTAAAGTTAGTTGAAGCATAATAACCATCTGGTTTATACGCATTAAAATCAATTAACTCTCCTAAGTTTCTTGCGGCGTCCACTTGAGCCTTCGTAAAGGTTACAGTGGTAGTCTGCACTGAATTTAGGGTTTCATTTTCATCTTTGATAAAATACTCCACTCCTTTAGAATAAACAACAGGAGAGTAGTTAATAATTAAAGTTTGTAACGCATATAGATTTTCATAAGTAATTTCGCGGCCGCTGAAGTTTGTCACCTGTCCGCCATTGTAGTAATCAGGCTTATACTTATTTAAATTAATTCCTAAAGATTCCCAAGTATTCACTAAATCAAAATCAGAAGAGCGAATAACTACTTCATCTGTTGAAATTAACACATTTCCATTCTGATAATATAAAATTCTCAGTTTGAAATAATTTGTAGCCTTTTGATTAGTTGTATAAACTTCAGTCTGACCTTTTGCGTAATCACTAATTAAATCTACAGTTAAAATAAAATTACCGTTCTTTAAACGTTTCTGTTTAGTAGGACCTGTAATAGTTACATCAAATAACAAATCAATGTCATCAAATACTATTGTAGCCTTTTTTAACAGAGACGTTAGTTTACTCATCACAAGAAAAGCATCATCTTCATTCTTCTCAGTTACTAAAAACTGTAACTGAATTGTTTTGAACTTTTCTTGCTGACGAATTAATGTTGGTTGGATGTCTCCTTCAAGCCAGTCTCTAGTAGTTTTAATATTATTACTTGTTAAAACTCTGTTATATAACTGAACTCCAAGAGAGGATAAATCAACGCCATTAATTAGCATTACTAGCCTCCATTTCTTTGAACTTCAAGTCCAATTCTATTCATTAAAAAGTTCATCGAATCATCATCTTCAAACATCGCACTCGCTGTAACTTGAGAAGTTGGTTGCTCTTCTGCGGCAGCGGGTGTGTCTGAAGGCTAAATTACTTCAGCAAGATTGCTTTGCACCATGCTTTCTAAATTATCAATATTAGTTAATGCCATAATTTTTCTCCTTAACTAATGTTTAAAGTTTTGAAAGTTCTTTCTCTCTACTCAAGAGTAGATAATCCATAATCCTATCCTCTCAATAGAGAAATAAGCTAACTGCTGTTTGTCTTTGCTCTGCGGGCGGCCGCTAGCATACAGTTCGCCTCTAGCTCTTTCCTTTTGATATACCCCAGGTAAGTTAACTCAATTTGTTTTGGAGTCATCTAAAAGAAAGCGGCAGGAGAGACACCCGCCTCGCCCACCGCCTTCGCATATAATTGGTCTACCTCCTCAGGTATCCCTAGAGATAAAAGGAAAAATAGAAAGTCAGAGAAAGAACTTCCTCTAAAAGGTGTAATAGAAGCCTATTGAAAAGCAGAAATAATTATTTCTTCTATCTAAGAATCAGAAAGAATTTCTAATAACTTTTCTGAATCCTATTTTTCAATAAGAATTTCTGTAAAAAGGAGTTTTCTAGCTTCATTACTATTTATTTTTAAAAAACTCTTTGGGAAAATTACACATTTTATACCAAACTGAAAAGAATAAATCTTTCCATTTATTATTCTTTTTATCAATTTAATGCTCCTGTGCCTAGAACTGTAATATTATAAATATACGCATCATTATATGCGGCAGATACAGGAAAACGTGTAATTAACCCAGTTCCAGAATACTCTCGACTTCCATCTGTTATTTTAACATCAATAGAATCACCATTATAGAAAGCCTATTCTAATTGGTCGAAAGCTTCTTTGTTTTTTATAAACATCCCGCTGCAATTTAAAGACCAACCGCGGACGCCTGATAAACTTTCTTCCCAAGTACCATTAATCTGATTGGTTATAGTAATTGGTTTCATTGTTCTATTTAAAGTACAATTCATTTGACCAGCCACCGCAGTCCCATTAATCAATAAAGTTGCATTAACACCATTATGGGTTGGTAGAACTGTTTTGCTCATCTTCTACCTCCTCTACCATACCAGTACTAACAATAGTAAAAGTAATAATACCATGCTTTCTTACTACTGATGTGGATTTATCATCAAGTATGCGGAAGTCGCTCTATCTTACATATGTGACCCCGACTATATCATACAAAGCCTGGACCGCACTAAAGATTGCTTCTTCCATTTCCAATATTTCTTTTTCTCCATCATAATCAGAGAAAATATCTATCTTAAATTTTATTTGAAATCTAAAAGTATCGTGGAATAAATCTCTCGTAGCATTACCCATTTTTAAAAATACACATGGAAAATTCTTGTTTCCATTAGGGTGGTCCGCCACTTCATATCCCAATTCATCAGACAGAATCTCAAATAACTTTGTTTTAATATCTTCTATCATCATTTGATTATTCCTCTTATGTAATTTCTATAAAACTTTCTAAGTCACCGCCACCAGAAATGCCGCTTCGACTAACAGTGCGGCCACCACCTGTGGAACCTAACATGCCTAGGAATCCACGAATCAATCCAACTATAATACCGCCTAGTATTGCACCTAGAATCCCTCCTAAGAAGGACCCGCCGCCAAAACCAGTATCAGGATTATCTCCTAATCCTTCTTGAATTGCATCAATTTCTGATTGTAGTTCCTATTGTGCTTGATTAATAGCTTCTTCAAACAAATAAGAAGTTTCATCCCAGGCTTGATTTAATGCTGGAGCAAAATACGGCTGTGCACTCATCTTCCATGTACCATACTCTACATACTGTGCGTAGTCAGCATCGGCTTCCGCAGTAATGCTCCAATCATCTGAAGAAGATGATATAGTTGATAACAAATAACCAGTGTCAATTGGAACTAAATCTGTAGCTACTGAATAGAATGTATCAGCGAACGCCGCAAAGGCATCACTATAATCTATTTCAACAACTACCTCTGTTGTGTCATTGTTCCATGCTACATCATCTTCTCCATTTGCATCCGAGTCAACGGGTACTGTTGCAGTTCCACTTAATTCTGTAGGTAATTCTAAATCATCCCCTGTGATAACTGCAAATAATCCCATTATTCTACCTCACTTATATCTACTTCAATGTAATTTTCAGGTTTATCCATAATACCCATATGAAGAATAGGGGTATTTAAATGAATTCTAACAGGAACATTATCTTCATTCATCGCAAAATGAGGTTTTGCAAAATCTAATAATTTTCCTTCATCTGCATATATAAATCTATCAATTATTTTCATATTAAGCCCTCCAAATGTGAAGAGGAGCAGGTGTTGTATCATCAGAAGATGTCATAACTATTAACTCTCCATCTGATGGAGCTGTATAATAAAAACGTTTTAATAAACCATCTCCACTTAAATCTGATGACCCCGTAACAAGAACTCCATTACCGATAACTTTTGTATTAGAGCCAGACTGGTTTACGTATTGCTAAAAATTACTATAGGTTTTTCCTTGGAAAAACCCTGCTCGAAGCCTATTTGAAACTGTTTCACCAATACAAAAACCAATTTTTTGTCCAGAAGTTAAAGGGATAAAAGTCATCCAGCTGTCTTTTTTGGAATAGGTATAAAATTCAGAAGCGTTACCTACAGATAGATAACCATAACTCCATCCCTCATAATCAATAGAAACACCGCCAAAATTATTAGAAATAAGAGAAGCAATATCTTGTACTAAAATTTGACGATTAGGGTTTGGCATTATAATTGTTGCAACTTCAGTTGAGTATCCTGAAGTATCGTCTTCTGATGTAGGAATAATATAGTTGCTGTTCTAATCGAGAGGATATAATTTTGCAACAATTTGAGAGTTATAACTAGTCATCTCTCCCATTAGCTGTACAGGTAGTGTTTTCTAATAGGTCTTACCTACTGAAACTGATGAATAACCTGATTCATCAGCCCCTTTTGCATACATTCCATATGACCCATTTTTAGCGGTTATCTCCATTTTTATCCTAACAGGAGTTTGAGATGTTAATCCAAAATAAGCTGCGTCTATTGTTGCACTACCCCTCGCACTTATCCAAGGAGAGGTATAGTTTTTATAATAGACATTTGTTTCTGCCTATATTTCTTTAGGAGGAATATTTTTTTCTCTTAAAGCATCACCAATAGCAGAAAGAGTGCTACCATTAATTATATATTTATCATTTAAACTCATACTCCCACTCCTTCCGCTTGCTCAAGAGCTAAAGAAATAACTCCATTAGTAATGTCAATTCCAGTGCCAGCAGTATAGCTACTTCCACCTCCGCCACCTTGAGAAATTGCATTATCTACATAAGCTTTTGTAGTTAAATCATTATCATTAACAACCGCGGCTGGTGCTGCTGTAGTACCTGCACTCACACTTCCTGCATACCAAGCATTTCCGTTCCAATCAAGGGTATGAGCATTAGAACGCTCACTATTACTAGTACCATTACCAACAATATGAGCATAAACTCCTTGATTATCCTGGATATTAAACTTCCCTTGAGTATGTTGATACTCACTACTCGCATAAGTATATTTTCCTTCTGCGTGCGCTCCTTCTTTGTTCGCTACTGTGTAATATCCTTCAGCATGAGAATAACTACTCCATGCCATTGAATCATAACCTTCAGCATGTGCAGCAACTCCTTGCGCCATAGTTTCTTGCCCCTCGGCATGTGAATAATTACCTGACGCCTCTGAAAAATATCCTTCCGCATGAGAATAATCTCCCCTAGCACGAGTAGTATTTGCGTTGCCTGATTCTGCATAGTTAAATATTTCACTTGCAGTTCCAGTACCAGCAATAATACTAGGTAATCCACCGCCACCAGAAGCGTCTTCACCATCCATCACATCAAAATTAGTATTTCTACTATCACCTGTTCCATAATCAAAAGCAACATTATGACCGCCTGTAATTTCAGTCACAGTAACAATAGGAGTAATTCCATCATCACCATCAGAACCTGCGGCACCCGCTGGCCCCGTCGCTCCAGTCTAGCCTTGTGGTCCTGCAGGACCAGTCTAACCTGTTGCACCTGTTTCTCCTTTCGGGCCTTGCCCACCTTGGGGTCCAGTTGCTCCCGTTGCACCTTTCAATGAAGGTGTAGTAAATGTTGTATTATCTGTAAAAGTTAAAGTTAAAGTATTATCTGCATTAAAATTAGTAGATAAAATACCTTTACCATCTGCGCCAGCCGGTCCTTGTGGTCCAGTTGGGCCTGCAGGACCCTGAGGTCCTGTAGCACCGGTTGCGCCTGTCTAACCTGTATCACCCTTAGGTCCTTTTAAACTTGCAAGCTGTTCCGCAGTAAAATCTTCATATGTGAACGAATCGCCCTTTGGACCAGCTTCACCCTGGGCACCGCGAGGACCTGTCTGCCCAGCTGAAATATCTTGCCACTCTTGAGTGGTTGTATTATAAATCTTTATTTTTTTCATATTTTTTATACCATCCGTTCAAAACGTATTTCGCCTGTTGCAAAAGATTTATAGCGATAAGAAGATGTTCCCATTCCACTATATCCACTAAAACCAAAATAAAAATAAAAATCTTTATTTATATCTCCAGTATTTTCTACTATCATTGAATTTAAATCTGAAGCATAAATAGTACTATGACTTCCAAAAGGATATGCATTAATAATACCTGCATTTAAATATTCTTGATATAAACTCCCTGTATCTGGGAACTATTCTGTTATACAATCAGGAGTAGAAGAATTATATCCATCATACTTAATTAATTTATTCATTCCTTCATTTACTACCAAATGTTCTGAATTAAATAAATAATAATCCCAATGAGCCTCGTTATTACCAAAACTTTGAGCAGCTTGAAATCTAAAAGTTACTTTTAATTTTTCTCCTGGCGGAAGTGTTACTTTCAAATAAGGTAAATAACTACTAATTTTTTTATCATATGGTAAACTTCCATAATATTGATGATGTAATTCTCTAGGCCAGTTCATATCATAATCAGTACTATATTTAACTCTTTCAGAATAAGTTGCATCCACATCCCCTGAAGCTACAATTAAGTCAGGATTTAAATGAGAAAAATCTAAAAATTCAGATGTAGAAAAATCAAAAGGAGTATTTGCATTGGCTGTATAAACATAAGTATCAAAAGGAAGCCTCTGTTTATAAAGAGTCTCTCCATTCCATTTCATTGATTCAACTTTATGTCCACCTGTTGAAAGTTCTAATATTTGCATATTTAACCTCCAATCTTCACATAAAGCACATCTGTCTCCTGTACAGCTGGATATTCAGTAACTACAACAATCTTTCTAATCTGGTCTGAATAAACAATCTGTTCAACATCAGAATCTTCAGTAACCCAAATTTTTGTGGTATCAGTTGGGGCGGTGTCCCCATAAACAAAAGGATTCTAACCTTGAGGGCCAGTAGCACCAGTTTCTCCTGTATCACCCTTGTCTCCCTTAGGACCAGCGGGACCAGTTTCTCCAGTGTCACCTTTGTCGCCTTTATCTCCCTTAGGACCTTGTTCACCTTGAGGTCCGCGCAATGATTCTAACTGTGCAGCAGTGAAATCTTCATAAGTAAAAGCGGCGCCCGTTTCACCCTGAGGTCCTTGTGGACCCTGTGGGCCAGTTGCTCCAGTCTAACCAGTGTCACCTTTCTAACCTTTTTCACCTGGGTCACCTTTAGGGCCTTGCTCTCCAGTATCACCCTTATCACCTTTAGGGCCAGTCTAACCTTGAGGACCCTGAGGACCAGTGGCACCCGCAGGACCAGTATCACCTTTATCTCCCTTATCACCTTTCAAAGTAGCTCTTTGCTCAGGTGTTAAATCTTCAAAAGTCATAGTTCCATCTGCGCCCTTTGGACCTGTAGGACCCGCAGGACCGATTGGACCTTGCATACCTTGTGGACCTTGAGGACCAATTTCACCTTGCTCACCTTTCAGTGAAGCTAACCATTGTGCTTTTGTTCCTTCAAATCCATTTTCAATAGCAATCTAATAAGCGGACTTGCCATCAGCACCAGTCTAGCCCTTCTCCCCTTGAGGGCCTGGAATTAATTGAATTCCCGCACTTTCAGAAAATGTGCTAATATGTAATGTTTCTGGGGGAGTCATTGATGTATTTAAAATATTCTCTGCCATTAGTATGTAACCCCCTCTAAAACTTTAAATTTCGCAGGACCAACGACTGTATCAATGCGGCCGTCGCCTGTATCTACTTGTATATCATAATAATAAGAACCCTTTGGTAAATCTGTGTCTTCTGCACTTAACTGAATTCTAGCGATGCCGCCGCTAAACTCAGTTAACACCTTTTGAATCAAAGGGTCTTGTGACTCTTTTTCTTTGGCAACAGTAAAAGTTACTTTATCTCCAGCTACTAAGTAATAATTATCAAACGCTATATCAAAAGATGCAGTATCTTTCATTACTATTGTCATTTGATTTGTTTCTTTATCAATAGTAAACATAGTTTTACTCCTTTACTTCAACTAAAATAGAGTAATAAAAACGAAAATTTGGGGAACTATGTCTTACAGTATAAGGTGTTTCTGCAAAAAAATAGCGGGCCTCTTTGTCAAGAGCCTAAGATGTAATGACATGAAGAATTTGTTCTCCATGAGTCCCATATGCGGACGCCACCTCAGGACTCGTATTCAAAGAAGCCCGACATTTTATTTCTTTGCGAATTGGTTCACCTTTAGAGACGCGTCCACCCTAATTATCTGATTCATACTCTTGTATTACTTGGACTAGTTTGTCTCTCATTACCATATCATCTCACCAATCGCACCTTTCTATTTTTAATCAGCTTATTTTTAACAGGTTTACTGTAATCTTCTACATAGCTTTCATTTATGCCATTGGTAGAGACTGAAGAAACTCCTTCAGTCCCTATCTTATTGTATCGTTCAATAACCATACTTATTACAGCGGAGTCCAGCTTAGAAGAGTATTCATCTAGATTACAAAAATCTACTGCCTAGTCCTTACATAGACTGATGAGAGTATTGATTAAATCATCTCTACTCTCATCTTCTTCCGCGAGGCCAAGCAAAATCTTAATTTTTTCTAACATTACTTGACTCCTTTATTAAATTTTATCACGCTTCTGTTGCGATTTCAACAACCTTAGTTGCATCTGTAAGAGCAACAAGCATTACCTTACGAGCATAAACTGTATTCTTTCTGATATTAGCATCTCTCTCTTGTTCAGTCTCAGAACCTTTCTTTGTGAAGACTGTAACCGCAGCCTTAGTTGCAAGGAAAGCTTTCTTTGCAGGAACTGCATCAGAAACATATACAGGAACACCGCATACAGAACCAATATAACCAGTACGAGCAAAAGCTTCAACATACTTCAGTTCGTCTTTTAAGTTCTTACGAAGTCCAGCAAGGTCTTTTCTGTTGATAAGAATGAATAAGCCTTCAGCCTCAGTTGTTTCACCAGGGAACTTCGCGATAGCATCAACAACAGCGTTGAATGTAAGGCCAGTTGCAGAAGCATCATAAGTTAAATTAGCCTTATCAAATTCAGCAACAATCTTAGCTGTTAAATCATTAGTCATACGAGTTGCAAGACCATTAAGACCTGCATCTACTACCATAGGGTCTGTCATTTCCTGTTCATCAAAGTAAGAGAAACGACCCTGAGTTACACCTACAGTATAAGGAACCTGTGTGAAGCTAACTTCGATTTCATCAGTATTTCCTTCACCCATAGCCAGGTCTTCAACATCACCTGTAGATGTGTACTGGTTAATTTTCTTTGTCATACCAGCTTCTTCGACAAGAGAATTATCTTGAGTCGCAAACTGGTTCATATCAATATGAGTTGTAAGTAAATCATCTAATTTATTTTCTAATACAAAATTTTGATAAATTGTGTGTGCCATAATTTATTATCTCCTTATCTCGCAGCCAGAGTTTTATATAACTCTGGGTTAGTTTTATATAATTCCGCTTGCTGTGAGACACTTAATTTCTTAAACTGCTCTTTAGTGAGTCCTGTTTGAGTTGCGGCGCCCCCTTTAGGAGCAGGTTGAGCCAATCTCGCATTCACAGCATCAGCCAGCGCCGCCTTCCATGCTTTTTCAAAATTATTAATATTAGTCATCATGGTTTCCGCGTCGTCAGCTACAATATAATCTACAAATTGAATTGGCAGCCCTCGGTCTCCAAGAACTTTCGTTGCACTCACCTTGTTTTCCATCAGTGCAAACTCTTTTTCTTTTCTCTCGAGTTCCGCTACACGTTTATTGAACTCATACTCTTTCTTTTGAGCTTCATCCATATCTCTAAGTTTTTCAGCCTCGGCCTTTTCAGCATCAAACTTTCTCTGTTGCTTTTGTAAAGCGGATGTCACTCTTCTATCAGTTTCCTGTTGTAGTAACTTATCAACTTCTTCTTGAGTGTAAGTTTTTACATTTTGCTCTTGAGTTTGTTCTACCCCAGTCTCTACTGTTGTATTAGTATTTTCGTTCGCCATATCTATTTCTCCTTTAAAAAGTTCGCTTTTGTGCGCCCTTGTAATAAAAATTATAAGAGTTATAAAAAAATTTATCCCTCTTTGCTTACTGTTCTTCAAAAATAAAGAGCAAACATTTTTTTTGTTTGCCCTTAACTTGCTTCATTTATTTTATAAAAATAAATTCCACCTGCTGCATGTTTTCCATTAGAGCAAGCAGAATGACTTATGCTTGAAACATGAATACCGAGCTCTCTCGCTGCTTGTGACATACTAGCCCAGCGTCCTATTTCTTCTTTAGTCTTTTTATCAATCCCAACCACGCCTTTTTTGTGGGAAGGATTTTCTCTAAAATATTGACTTCTCTCTTCTCGATGCCGTTCCCAACTATATTTAATATTATTGCTGTTGGTAGTCCACTCTAAATTGGTAATCTAGTTATGAGCCGGGTCTTCGTCTAAGTGATTTACGAAATTTCTTCCATCATTAGGAGTTCCAAAAAATGCTTCACACATTAATCTATGAATATAAGCATCTTTTTTCTCCCCGTTTCTAGATAATGTTACTCTTAAATATCCAGCATTATGTCTCCTAGGTGCTAATATTTTATGACTTCTTATACTATACACCTTACCATTTGTGCTAACTAAATATAAATCTTCATATCCGACTACTGGAGTCCACTTTACATCTTTTGTGTCTTTAATTTCCATTATTACTCTCCTTTTCCTATCAAAAAATATTTCTTTCATAGTAAAGTAAAAATAATAATGAATCCTTTTCAAACCCTTGCCCAAAAATTTACCAATTTACTAAAATTCTTCATAAGCACAAAAGCTACAAGCACAATTAGGATGATAAGGCGGAAGCTCGTCTCCAACCTCCGCCTATTCTAGAGTAATATATTCTCCTACATAATCTAGGCAAATTCCACCGCAGGCCGCATCACCAATTATCTAAACATATTTAATTCCATTCTATAAATAAATATCTTTAGTTGCTTTTGCATATACCGCCATGGTCTCCGTTCTTATTAACCTTTTAGCTTTATAGGCTGCCATTCCGGTTATTTTCTTTAAATGTTCTGCCATCTGGTCGAGAGTCCAACCCTAACGGATTCCTTTTATAATAGTCCCGCGTAGTTTGTAATCCATGTCTTCGGTATTTGTCTTTATTCTATCCATGAATGTCTTCTTATCCTAGCACCATGGCTTCAAGACTCTAGCCTACTTATCGACAGGGATAGTCCATTTCCCCTTAGGACCTAGAGACATCGCAGTCTTCCGCGCAGTTGTTTCATAATCTAAAATCAACCACGCCATCAACTTTTGCTCTTGCAAAGAAGTAACATCTCGTTTAATTCTATCTAAGACCTAGCTTATTCGAGTTCTACCATAGCCTTCTAATGAAGCCACCAGCCGCTCATATTCTTTTTTATCAAGCACTCCAACATGATAGAAAAAAGGGAATTGCTCTTCACATAATTTATAAAGCTAATATAAAGCTTCTTCAAAATCTTCGACCATTTCTTCCTAAACATCTTCAGCTTCTTCCAACAATTCCCTCACAATAGCTAACTAAGCATCAAAACTTTTTTTGTTATGATACCTACTTCTCGGTCTTATCTTCTCCGCCATTTTCTTCTCCTCTTAGACCCAATCTAATGTCATAAAAAGGATTGCTTTCTTTTTCTTTCTCAAGTCTTTCCATCTCATCATCTACATTCTCAACAAAAGGAATCTGAGCAAGTAAAGTTTCTTTAGAAACTACATTAGAAAGAGTATTAACTACATTGGCAATCTCAGTTTCATTTGTAGGAAGATTTCTTGTAAATGAAATATCAATAGAGCGCCAATCAAATGCGGACCCCTTTAATCCTAACATAACGAAAATTAATTCAATACGTCTCTGAAGTCCCTTCTTAAACTTCCGCTCTTTAATAGAAACCACGTTTTCCATTGGCATAGTCTTATATTTAATAGCTACACCGGAAGCATTTCCCGCAAATGACTCATCACTCATATCAGGAGTTTTAGAAAACTTATGAATATCTTTATCTAATCTAATCTTAACATTTTCAATAGTAGAATCAGAACCAGTCTTCGTCAACCACTTCGCGTCAGAGTCTGAATCTAACAAAATCACACGATTTTCTTTCATTGACGCAATATCTTCTTTATCAGCTTGTAAACCAGATAAGCATAAATAAGCATCAACAAAATAATCAAAATCATCAAGAGAATCAGATTCCATCTTATCATAAGCATCAATTAAACTTAAAACAGGTTCAAAGTCTCCTATCTCTTCTTCATTGTTATCATAAACAACAATAGGACAGATAGAAAAATAATGCGGGACCCTGCTTATTTCCTGGAATGAGCTTAGGTTCTATGTGCTCTTGTATGTAATAACTTCTTTATCTGTATAAACCTCAACCTGAAGGTAGGTTTTATCAGCAACCCAATCTTCACAAACAAAATATCTTATT